GCACTCATAGGACCTGTATAAAATTGATCCATTGATACTAACTCATCATTATTATTTAAATATTGGCTCCACCCAAATTCTAATAATAGAGTATAACCTGGTCTTAAATACAAAACATCTAATAACTGGAATTGGGCTTTTGAAAAACATTGAACATTAATTGTTGTTTTACTTAAAGCTCCATTATTATAAAATGTAACATCTGCATTAGTAATACCAGGCATAGGAACATATCCTCTTTCTGATATACCACCCCAACCATAAGCCCCATTAAAAGGTGATTTAGTATCATTTAAACCTTTTTGTAACCCTGAATAACTATCTTTTCCTGTTGATGATACTACTCCACCTTGTAATATAAAATTTTTTGCTAATTTATCACCTGATATTTGTTCTGCTGTTAAACCTTGATTTATTAATTTTTGATATACTGAGACCTTTAAAGGTGCATTATTACTACCTTTATCTGTTACATTTACTGAACTTGCTAATCTTACAAAGGGGGTTTTAGTAGTATATGATCTAAGATATTTTTCATCAATATTATTATATTGACCCAAAGCTTTTTGCCTTGTTTCTATTTGGGCTTTTACTGATGGTGCAAACGGTAATCCTAAAAAATTCATTTGGATTATTGATTTAATAAATTATAACTATCTACTATTTGTTGTATATTAACTGGTATTCTAATTTGTGATCCTTCTGTTAAAAATAAAGAACCCATATTTACTTTATTAGGATTTGCTATTGCTATTATCCAATATAATGTAACATCTTGATAAAATTGATTTGCTAATAAATCTAATCTGTCACCAAATTCTGTTTCAACCCAAATATCATTTTCATTAGGTAATACTTCAGGATAAGTAACATCTTTGTAATATTGAGTACCAAGAGTTCCTACATACTCATTTTCATTTCTTAATTTTTCTATGTTAGCGTATCTATTCATTCTTTACTCTCCGGGAATGTTATTAACTTGATTATTATCTCCATCACCTGTTGCCAAATATTCTCTATAGGCTGTAGCGTAATTACCTCTTGAATTAGGAGCATTTGCTAACGCTATAAATCTAGAATCTGGGTTATTTGCATTATTTGGTTTTTGTGGTAGGAATGTATGAATAGGAGTAAACGCAAACCCGCTTACTTTAACCATATGTGGAAGTTCTTTAACTGATGAATCAACTCCACCTTCAGCATTTATAGCTATTTCCCAAGGTGCTTCTTCTGGTATTCCATAACTTAAACTTGTTATAAATCCTGGTTGTTCATATAAGTAACCTCCTATTGTTAGTCTTACTAAATTACCTCTCATAAACCCAGCTTGAGTATAGTCAGGTGCTAAAGTAGATGCTAAATAATTTAATTTTTTGTGCATTGGGATTAACTCTGCTTTTGATTGAGCAAAGCAAGTAAATGATAAACTTATATCTCTACCAAACCCACCATAATTATATAAAGTATCCCCTCTACCTACATATTGAACTTCATTCCAACTTGCATTATAATTATCACTAAAATCATCAATATGAGCTCTAAAATGCATATAAACTGCTTGACGATTACTTGAGTCGTTATCAATTGCAGCTATTCTAAATTTAACTAAATCATTAATAGCTAAATCTGTATTTGGTCCTGCACTTGTATACATTGGCATTGCTGTAATTTTATCTAATGCTTCTAACTCGTTTGCTGCTATACCATAATCCCAAACATTTTTATCACCTTCAGCTGTATTACTTCTTCCTGGTTGACCCATATTGAGTCTTTTATCTATATTTTTAACTTGATAATCTGGCGATAAAGACAACATTGTTGATCTTTGATTACCTCCTGTTCCATCTGCATTTTTAGATGCTGCACTACCTTCATTTGGGAATGTGTATAATTCTTTTCTAAAATCTTGTGGGTAAAGAATTGGTTCTCCTTTACTTACATTTTCTTTATCTTGTAATTGATTTAAGTTATATGTAAGAGATCTAAAACCACCAAAACCTACTAAATCACCATCATATAAAATTTGATTATTGGTTTTTAATTCATTACCACCATCATCAGTATAAGAAAATACTGCATTGGTGTTTTTTTGAATTGCTCTTATTCCACCTGAACCAGCAGGTGATGGTGTTCCAACAGCTTGGATATAATCTACACCTGTTGAACTTTCAAGCATTACTTTTCCTATAGGAGAAGTTCGATTTAAACCTAAAGCTGCTAAAAATTTATCTGTTGCTTTTAATGAATTAGTATCTAAAGGAGTTAATCCTAAATTTTCTAAACCATCAGCTGCATCTGTTGCATAACCTTTGCTAGCGGGGTCGTCAGGGGTGGAAAAGTAACCTACTTGATATTCTTTCTTTAAAATACCTTTTCCTTTTGCATTATTACCTCCTGTTCTTTGATCTGTAAATTTAATATTTGTACTACCTATTCCTAAAATAGCTCCAGGTCCTCCTGAATAAGAAAAAATATTAATATCTTGATTTTCGTTTGTAACTGTTTCTTTTGCTCTATCATTAAATACAACTAACCTATTACTATCTGATGTTCTATTAAATTCAGCTGTTGCTGCTGTGTATGTATTTAAACCTAAACCTCCTTCTACAACCCCACTCTCTAATTCAGTACCAAATAGTGATCCTTCTACAACCCCACTCATAGGTGAAAATGGATCTAAACCTAAAAAATTAGTATGAAGTCCTAATCCATTACCTAAAGCTTGTGCTAAAGTTCCTATAGGTAAATAAACACCTTGATTTACATTCCCTCCTCCTTCAGCTCTTAAACCCTCTGTATTTGTACCCCATACATAATCAGAAAAACCTGCATATCCTATACCAAAGGATGCCGGTGTTTTAACAGATGTTCTTGATAATAAATTTTGTTTTGCTATGAATTTTATTCCTGAAGCCCCATCTAGCATGTACTTTCCTAATCTAGCTACATCATCTAATGCATTAGATACAGATTTTAACCCACCCCTAACTATAAAATCAGGACCTGATCTTACTGGAAGATCGTCATTGCTTAATCCTTCGGGGATATCCTTAGTAATGTAAGGTTGTTTACTATCACCTCCACCACGCTCGTCCCTCCCAAAAGACAAAGATTTTAAATCTGTCTGGAAATTAATTAGAGGCATACCTTATTATTAAATTCCTGCTGCTCCTTCAGGTAAGTTATTTGCGTATCTATTTACTGGTTCTTGATAAGCTCTAGCTCTTTCTCCATTTTGAGAAACATTAGGAACTTTATAATTCATAGGACCTGCTCCAAAGTTATCATATGCTGGATTTGGTGTTGAAGGATCCCCCATGTTAGAATACTTATAATGAAGATCTGATACCATTACTTGACTAACACTATCTGCTGGTTGTGGTTCAGCAGGTGAGATAGGATAAGCTAATGCTGATCCATTTGCATCATATCTTTTTCTTATTGAAGTTAAATCGTTTGCCATAATTTTCTGTTTTTATATTATTGTTTTATTATAAATATTAACCTATTTTAGAAGTCGCCATAGCCATTGATTTTCCTGCTTTTGCTCCATCAATAAATACATCTCCACCTTTTTCTACAGCAGCTATTAATCTATTCATTTTTTCATTTAGTTCTTTTAATTGAGAAACATCCTCATCCTCTCCACCAAATAAACTACTAACAGCTCCTATAATTCCTCTTGCTGGTGCTGTTGCTGCTTCCATAAGACCTGATGCTGCTCCTCCTATACTAGGTAGCATATCAGTTAATTTACTTAAAGGCATAACTGCTTCTGGTTCTTTACCTTCACCTATTAATGCTGCTGTTGGTTTTGTAACAATACCCCCTTCTTCTAATCCAACTAAACCACCTACTAATCCAGCTAAATCAGGAGTATTAATTGTACTAATATCTACTCCTGGTATGTAATTTAAACCATCAATAATTGAATTAATAACACCTAAAACTACAGCTACTACAGCTTGTATTGGGGCTAAAATCATTCCAATAGCTCCTCGTGCTATACTTTTAAACCCTTCTTCAAAATCACCTTGAAATATTTGTATAATTCCTTTAAATATTCCAGCTAACCCTTTAACTCTTTCTACTATCATTGTTATCATTTCTTTCGCTAAATTCAAAGGTATTGCAATAAATGTTCCTATTACTTTACCTATAGTTTTAAATATATCTCCCATTTCGGTTCCTTTAGGAAGTAAACCATCAAACATAGCTGATATTTCAGTCAACCCATCCACTGCAATTTGCAGTGGGGCAAATGCCATTTCTAAAACAGGACCTAATATACCTCCTATTAAATCAGCTACTGCCGTTAATATAGGCATTAAAGGTTTAAGTGCTTTTTCTAATACATCAGTTAATATACCAAGAATAGGCATCAAAGGTTCCATTATTTTTATAAATAATCCTTGTATTTTTTCTTGGGCAGCTGCTACTTTGTCCATTTGGGAAGCTGTGTCCATTTGAGATAATACTCCTGCTTCGGCTAATTGTGCCTTTTTTTCTTCTGTTAATAAACCTGCTGCTGATAATCTATTATACTCTGCTTGTGCTTCAGATGCTGTTGTAACATCGCTTCCAAATGCCTTTTGCATAGCTGCAACTTTTTCTTGCTCTACTAACATCCCAGCCATGTCTTCCCTAGACATACCCATTGCTTTAGCTAATGCTTCTTGTTGAATAACATTCATTCCAGTAAATTCAGCTGCCGTACCTACTTCTTTTCTTATTTCAGCTGCTAATGCTGCTTGATCTCCTGCTAGTGCTGCTGCTCTAGCTCCTTCCAAATTTAACTGTCTACCAGTTAAAAGTTCTGCTTCCATTTCAGCTCCTATAGAAGATTCAAAATCTAATAAACTACCTTGAACACTTTCTAATTGTGAAGCACTAATTCCAAGTAGTTTTTGTTGGAATACTTGATTAGCCATTTCTTTAGTATTCATCTTATTATTTAGAATTTGAGCTTTTGACATTTCTCCAATTCCTTCTTGAATGTCCTTGGCACTCATCCCAACTTTATTTTGGGCATTCATTTCTTGAGTTACTGCTGTTACATCAACAAGTTGTTCTTTTATTGTTTTACCTGTTATAAAACCTTTTTCGGCAAAACCTTTCATTGCTTGTTCTGATAGGCCTGTTCTTTCTGCTATAGAAGCAAATTCAGTTGCCATCTCTTGTGAGAATTTAACTGATGAACCCATTATTTTATTTAATGACATCTGGGCCGCTAATACATCTTCACCACTAACTAATATATCATCAAAGGCAAGGGCTGCATCATTTGCTTCTCCAACAAAGTTCTGGGCCTCATCATATGATATACCCATATTTTTAGCTACTTCACCTGATTTACCATCAAGGAATTTAAAAGCTTCAACTAATTTTTCTATAGCCATAGCTAATAAAGCATATGGTCCTAAAGACTTCATTAGGTTTTTACCTAATTGTTTAGCTAAATGTGCACCTGCTTCTAATTTAGAAACATTACCACCTCCGGCTGCAACTAAAGCTTTAGTTGATTCTACAGCATCTCCAATTCCTAATCTTTTACCTATACCTGCAGGTAAATTCTCATCAATGGCTCCTGCGAGTCCCCCAATAAGACCCATTTTGTCTTCAACTTCTTCTTCTCTTCTAACAATTTCTGCTAATGTGTCTTCTATATCTCCAAATAACCCATGATTATCTGTCAACATACCATTTACATTGGCTAATGCTGCTTCTTCAGATATACTTAATTTTGTAGTTTTGGATTTTTGAATAAGTAATTCTTGTGCAGCTTCTAAATTCTTTCTTTCAGATGCTGCTTTTTGTTGAAGTTGAATTAAATCTGCTGAGTTAGCATTAAGAATATCATCTTGAATGTCTTTGACCTTTCCTACAACATTAGTTAAAGAAGTTACTGCTTTTTTAGTTAAATCAAACCCTTGTTTTCCACCCTTAATTTCATCATTAACACCTTGTAATCCATTAAATAAATCATTAATTTCTTCAGCCATGTCTCTTTCAGCTTCTACTAGTCTTTCAGCATTATCAACGGCTCTTTCGTATTCTTTATTTATTTTTTCAAGTTCTCTTGCTGTTAGGGCAACATCGTCAGTAGGCATTTCAAAGACTTTGGTTTTGCCCATTTCTTTATAGAGTTTATTTATCTCTATAACATCTTTTTTAGCTTGTTTTAATGTTTCAGCCTGTTTTGAAGTCATTACCTAATTATGGTTTTGTTATAAATATTGAAAGGCATCATTTCTTTGATGCCTTTGCAATATAATTAGGTGGGGATGTAGGTTTTTTTAAACTCTTATTAGTTGGTGGGGAAAATGGGGATTTAGGTATATTTGATTTTGATGGATTATTTAAATCAATATTAGTTCCCTTACCTTTGCTAGATTTTTTATATGCATCTGCTTCTGCTTGTTTAGATTCATAAATTTGTTTGTAAGTAAATTTACGTAACCAAAGAGGCATATTATATACAGTATGAAAATCATACCCCCCATTCCCATAGTAAACTATCTCATGGATAGTTTTAAATATTTGTATTCTATAGGTTGGAGTCAGGCCAAAAAAACGAGACGGTCATCGGGAGGTTCACTTCCTCTACGATGCCGTCATTACTCTCTAAGTCAAATTTCATATCAATGTCTGGTTGAAATGATTTTATATGTGATCTAAACGCCCTTGAATCTCTTGCTAAAAAATGATTATCTACAAACTCACGTATAACAGATGGTGTTTCATCTCCATTAACAGATAAAATTATATGTTTTAAACGTGTAGACAATTCAGGATTTGCTTTTTTATTTAATTTTTGCAATCCTTTTATTTCTGCTTGAATTTTTCTATCATCTCTACCTTGTAATAATTTAAATTGTATTGTTATACCAGATGATGGTAATTTAAATTCAAACCTATTTTCCCCCTTTTTAAGCAATTGTTTTTCATCCATTGGACGTGCTTCAATTGTAGAAAGATCTACTGTATGCTCTTCATTATTGTATTTAAAAGTATATTCAGCTCCATATCCTAAAACTCTAGCTGCTAACATAATAGCATTTTTATCACCTACTACTAAATCATCATAGTTTACTTTTTTATCTACTATTAATGATTTTAATAATCTGTCGATAACAGTTCCGTCTTTAATATAATTTTGATTTGTTAAAATATCTTCTTCTTTAGCTGTCATGTACTTCATTTCAACTTTTCCTGAAGATAAGGGGTTGGTTGTTGGATATACCAAACCATTTGATGGTAAATCTACCATTTCTGTAGGGAATTTTAATTCTTCCATATAAATTTTATTTAGTTATAACTTAGTTGTACGTTTATACATATTAATATAAAAAAAAGCTTGACCGAAGCCAAGCTATTTTTAAAAATATGTTGAATTTTTTTAGAAATTCAATACGCAGTAATCCATTCCGATTGTTAAATCGATGTTTTGAGCTTCACCATCAGTGTCCCAATTCATATCTGCAAATGATGAATCTTTAATGAATGCACCTTTAATAATCCATTCTGATACTACATCACCTACTGGTCCTAATACATCAATTGTTAAATCTTTCTTATAGAAATCAGAGTAACCAGCTCTACCTGTTACTGATTCATAATGTAATCTAACCCATTCCATTACTGCCTGAGCACCTGAAGGAGTAATTGGATCAAATAATTGCATTGTGATGTCATTCCATCTCAATTTACCTTTTACTTTTCTATAAGTGTTAATATGATTTAATATTATTTCGTCCTGTGCAAATCCTAATCCACTTATACCTTTAATGATATATGTTGGAATACCGTCGACGTACATTACAAACCTATTTGCTACTTTGGGCTCAAAAGCTGTGAAAAATATTTCGTTTGGGTCTAATACTGCCATTTTGTGTTTTTATTTAATTTTTTTATTCAGTTATAAATATTATGTTTTCTAATTCTTATGCAGGGAATTCAGCTCCTGTTGGAAGAATGTTGAAATCTAGGTAAATGAATTCTGCCGTTTTAGTAGGTTGTATGTATATAGCACCTCTTAATTCGTTTCTATCAATTACCTCAGGTCCATTATTTGAATCATTCATAACAACTTTAAACGCGTATAAACCTTGTCTTTGTTGTACTGACTCTAGATATGGATTAACTTGTCCTAAAAATACATTTCTTGTAGCTGCTGTATTTTGTTCAAATACTAAGTTATCAGATATTTGTGAAATATAATTTTTAAGTGCAATTAACAATCTTCTAACATTTACTCTATCTAAAGCTGATGCTTGAGTTTGTAGAGTTTTCTGTCCAAATACTACAACTCCTCTTCCTGGGAATGTTGCTATTGGATTTACTTTACCTACATATAGAGTATCTCTGTTTGCTTGAGTTAATTTTCTTTCTGCTTGAACTACTTGACCTAATCCACCTCTGTTTATACCTGCTGGTGCGAACCATGCTTCTGCTGTTCTATCATTAGCTGCATAAACTCCTGGAATTAGTGTTCCTGCTGGTACCCAAACTCTTTGTGCTGAATCTGGATCTGTTACCATACACCATGGCCAATATGACGCTGCGTATGATGTGTCTTTTCCTGCTGCTGTTCCAATAGTTGCTGTTATAGATGAATCATATAATTCAAGATCTAATATTACAATATTATCTCCTCTATTTTCAGTATTTGAAACTAATGAATTTAAAGGTGTAGAGAATGCAGATTGAACTAATCCTGGAGCTGATATGATGTTATATTTGTAATCATCTTTATTAGCTAATAAATTAATTGCATCTGTGTAATTTCCACCTAATAATCCTTGAGAATCAGTAGCATTAATTTTATCATAATATAATCCTTTTCCAGTTAATATTGATCCTTGAGCATCTCCAAATGCACCTGAAGCTGCTACTGGTATAGAAGCTGTAAATTGTGATTTTGCAGTTCCTGAATTATCAAAATAATTTGGAGTTTTGTAATGTACTTCTTTTACTCTTAAATATCTTGAAGCGTTTGGATAAGATCCTGTTGTTTGTAAATATGGATCAGCTGTTCCTGCTCCTCTTAATACTTGTGTTTGATCACCAATTATTCTTGAAATATAATTCGGTGAAGTTGGATCTAATGATACATTGTTAAAACTTTCAAGAACTGATTTTGCTCTTGTTGTATCATTACCTTGTCTTACTATTACACTAAATGTACCAGATGAAGTATTTGGTGATGAAATTTCCCATCTTAAATTATCTCTAGTTCCATTTGTTAAAGCACCTTGAGAATTTTCAGCTCCTGCACTATTCATAATAGTACCTTGACCTATTGATTCTAATGTGAAAGCATTTGCATCTGTTATGTTAGCATCTACTAATGTAAATGTTAAAGCTGATTCCGGAGTACCAATAGCTGCAGTTGCTGCTACTGAAATTACATCACCTACTGCATATCCTGCTACTGAACCTGAAGTTACAATAGCTGTAGGAGCTACGTGTAAATCACCTGCTGCAATTGTAAATGTTAAATCTGAACCACCACCACCAGTACCAGCACCCATTACGGATTGTGAAGTTACTGTTAATGTATCACTAGTTGCGTATCCTGAACCTGTTGCTACTACTTTTACTGTAATTGTTGTAGCATCTGAAGCTGTAACAGCAAATGTTGCACCTGATCCATCACCTGAAGTTGCTGATTGAGAAACTAAGTAATTAGCTGCAACTGCATTTGTTGGAGCTGAGGCTCCTGGAACTGCACTTTGGCTAAATTGACCACTTGCAGATGCCATAGTAACATTAACTTTTAATCCTGATCCTGAACCACCTGTAGTAGTTATGTTATCATACTGTCCTGCTAATCCGTTATCACCTGTGTTGTCATTGTATTGACCGAATACGTTTGTTCCATTTGGTATATCACCACTTTCTTGATCATTAAATATTGTTGATGAAGTTGCTGCTGTAAATGAACCAGAAGCTACTCTAGTAACAATTAAAGAAGTACCTCCATTTTGGAAATAATTGTAAGCTGAAATAGATGTTAGGAATGTATATTCACTAGTATCATTTGCTGAACCACTTTCAAAGGTAGTACCAAAATTAGCTTGATACTCACTATAAGTAGTAATAAGCTTTGGAATATTTACTTGACCTTTTACTGTAGGTCCAATTATCGCTGCACCAGCTTGTATTGGTTGAGAAGTTATTTGAGATTGATCATTTTCTCTTGCTAATACTCCTGGGGAAATTAATGTTTCTGCCATGTTATTTAATTGTTATATTTTGATAATAAATATATGAGCTTTTGTCAAAAATTTAATTGTTAGGGGAAAATTCACCAGTATCTAAAGAAATTGTTCCTTTACCATATTTCTCTTCTAATTCTTTAGCTACTACGAGTTCTTTTTTTCTTAAATCAACTAAACTCACTTTTAATTCTTCTTTTTGAGCTTGAAGTTGCATTATTTGCACCTCTATAGCTCCTGTTGTTTCTACTATTTGGTTAAATTTGATTTTTAAATCACTAACCTTTTTAATTTCTTCTTCTGTTAATTTTGTCATATTATACGTATTAAAACTTATTGTTAAAAACTATTGTTATTATGCTATTTGTTGTGCTACTGTTATTTTAACTGTTCCTCCAATTTGTGGAAATGCACCTCCAGGTATATTAGAACCACCATTATCAATACTTACAGCAATATATGCTTGATCAGTTCCAGGAGATGCTATAAAAAATTCACCTACACCACTTGTTAAAATATTAGATGTTTTATTAGCAATTGTAACTCCACCACCAGTAAGTTCTGCAACTTGATATCCTGGTCCTCTAAGACCAAATGCTGATGAATATTCTAAGTATCCAACTTTATCAGCTGGGTTAACTAAGTCAGATCCTCTTTGCATTAAGACTAAATTTACATGCATTGTAACTACATAACAATTACTATTATCTAATGCAGGTAGAGGATAAGTACCTCTATCACTAGAGTCCCAAGGATAATATCTAAAAATTAAATCTGGTGTAGCGTTAATATTTTGTTGGTTGATGTAAAACTCTGCTGATTGGTATCCTACAGCATTTTGTGTTGCATTAGCATTAAGATTACCTTTTGAAATACCAAAACTACCTGTAAATGTAGATTGACCACTTCCAACATTAATACTACCACTATAAACGTGAAGATCATTTGAAGCTGAAACTGCTACTTTTGCATTAGCTGCTGTTGTACCACCTAAAGCAAATGCAACTCTAGCTGCTCCACTTGTTGATTCATTAGATACATAAGTATCACCTGCAAAATTAAATCTAGTTTGAGTTGCTGATCTAACAGCTGTGTTAGTACCATCATGAACTTCTAAACCTGTAGTTGTTGCAGATCCTGATATGTATGCTCCTTCATTAGTAGTTGCAAATCTTCTTGTATTATTATAAAATAATCGAACATCACTATCTTGATTAAAAACAGCTAGTGTTTCTGCTTCATCACTACCTTTTATAGTTAATTGAGGAGTTCCAATAATTGAAGTAGCATCTGCATTTGTTATTAATTTAAACTCATCATCCTTAACTGACATAGAAACATTAGCTGTTCCTGATGCTGGATCTTCCATTGCTAAACTACCTGTAATTGAAATTCTATCAGTTTCAGCATTACCTAATCTTGTATTTCCTTGTACATCAAGATCTCCTGACGCTGTTATTTCAACTGCACTAATATCTCCAGCAATTACCGCATTAGCTGATGCTGTTATACTAGTTACATCAATTGAAGTAGCATCTACTTCTCCTGTTACTGTAATTCCTGTATTACTTGTAGCTAATTTAGTAGCTTCATTATATTTTAATAATACATTTCCACCACCTCCAGCTGATGCTGTGAAATTAGATTGTGAAATTGCTGATACATTATCTGTTAATACTAAATCACCTCCTAAAGATACTTTAGAGTTAGCTGCGGTTGTTAATGAACCAGATATTGTTATAGCGTAATCTCCAGCTCCTGTAAAAGCATTAAAAGATTGGGATACTTGAGATGCTAAAACAGGTTGTCCTGTTGTTACACCAGTATTTGAGAATGTTAATTTAGACATACTATTCTTTTATTTTATTATAAATATCAAGAAGATTTTTCTAATTGACGGTTTATTGCCTCAATTATTGTTTGTGAGGAAATTGATGTTGTACATTCATAATGTCTATCTGTATCTTTATGTTCAGGACACCATTCCCAATCACCTGCATCTAATCTTACTTTATTAAAACATCCCCCACATTTATCTTTTGGTGCTTCTATTCTTTCACAATCTTTAAATTCACTATAAGCTTCACTAAAACCAGATATCATTGTAACAGGTGTTCCTAATCCCCATGCTAACCAACTTAACCCACTTCCTATACCAATAAAAGCTTTAGCATTCATTATATCATTAGCTCTTTCACTTAATGGGGCATTTCCCGTTTTATCAATTACACCTTTTAAAGTACCACCTAATTTAGAATCATGCCATTCATCACCTAAAGGTTCTTGAGTAATCATTACTACTTTATAACCATTATTATTTAAATGATCTATTACATCCTGCCAACCACCTTCACGATTCCAATATTTAGCATGAGCTGAGCCATGAGGAGCTATTACAACATAATCACCTTCAATAGTTGAACCTGTGTTTTTAAATGTTAATTTAGGTTTTATTTCTTCAAAATCTAATCCTAAAATATCTGAACATGTTTTACCTAGTGGATTTTTTCTAAAATCAGTAGGTGTTTTACTAAAATCAATTGTATTATCTTCAGCATAATCAGGTTCATTATAATACCAACCAATATCATATCTTGCATATAAATTATAAGCTGTATCTCCAGGTTCTATAAATTCTAAATCTGGGTAGTTTTCTTTAAACCATTCATTATGAAAAGTAGATATTACAACTTCACATTCATGTTTTTTTCTAAATTCTTCAACGTATGGAAACCATGCTAAAGTATCACCAATTGCTTTACTATCAAAACAAATCATTACTCTTTTTCCTTTAGCATTATACTCACATTCATGTATTACTTCACCTGTATCTCTATTTTTTATTTTTATTAAATAGTCAACAAAATATTTAGCATTAGTTCTTGTCCACATATTATTAGTAATATCATGATAATGTAAAAACTCATTTGTTTTTTTATCTATAAATTCTATTCTAAAATTAGTATCTTCTGCTCCTCTAATTTCACAAAAAGCTCCTCCTATAAAATGGATATTATATAAAAAATCATCCTTTTTAGGTTCAATTCTTAAATTTTCTAAATTATTATATTCTTTTATTAATACTTCTTTCATATCATTAAGTAATCTTTAGTTGATTTTTGTTGATCTAGCATTCTATATCCTAA